TACCTTCTAAGCAGGAGCTCATTAGTATCTCTTCCGACTGCCTTTGCCTGTGCCTGTAGAGCATCTTTGGCCGCAGGGAACACCCCTGTAACATTCATTATAGACCTTGCTATAGAGTTACCCACACCACCTTCCCCAACTGCCTGAGCAAGTGGTAGGTTAGTTTGTGGGGTTATGTTTGTATCAAGGGATTCTGTTAGCTTCTTACTTTGGGCGCTTGGTATACCAACACCACGAATAGTTCCTCTGCTCAAGCTTCTCAATGCTGTGTCTACTACAGCATTTATACCTGCGCTGGCTGTGCCAGTCCTTCCTCTTTCCCCTGCATTTGCTTGTGTCGCCCCTACAAGACCACCCTCAGCTAAGGCTGTTGCCACTGCACCAGATGAACTAAGTCCACCTGTAATAGCTGAACTTGTTCCTGCTTTGGCGGCTAGGCTGGGGAATGCCCTAGCTAGTATTGGGACTGCACCGCCTCTAAGGGCTGCGGTTATTGGCAGGGCTGCCGTAACATCACCTAAAACCTTACCCCCTGTGTAGTACCCACTGTCTGGATTTACGTTTGGGTTAAGTAAGTTTTGCCTAACGGCTTCTTCATCCCCAGCAATTACGTCTTCTTCTGACATAACCCCTGCCATGTCAGCTACATTACGGCCAATGCGTTTTAACTCATTGCCTGTGCCAGCGACAAAACTATTAAGTCTTTGCTTGCCAGAACCTACTCCAGCTTCCCTCTCAGCCTGAACATCGCCCATTATTTGCGCTTGGCGGTCTGTCCCTTTTTGCTCTATCGCCTCTTTCCTTACATCATACAACTGCTTTTTTAAGTCAGTGTCTGCATAGTCAGGGTAGAACGGCTCTTGGGCTTGTTTTTCTGCCCTTACCGCAGCTAATTGGTCGGCTAAACTCATAACTTACCTCCAAACCTTATAAACACGTCCATTATCTCTTCCTCTGAAGCTCCGTCAGCTGCTAACTCGGCTGCATTGACTGCTTTCCATTCATCAAATGCCGCTTGGTCTATCTCAACTACATCAGCTACATCAGCTACCTCAGCGTATGGGTCTACATAAATTCTATCGAATGTATAATTACCCCCATCCTCACCAACTGTAAGTCCTGCTAACTTAGCATTAGCTTGTAAGAACCCACTCTCAAACTCATTACCTGCCACAAGCGGTCTGTAGAGGTTGTATGTTTGACTAGCTGCCTCTCTTTTTCTGTCTACCATGCTTTGCATCTGAAGTTTTACATCTTCTGGATCCATTCCTCGAAGTACATTCAAGGATTCTTCCCAACTAGATTGCTCATTATTTGTTAAAGTAGCGCCGAACAATGCGTGTCTTTCTTCTAGGCTGTAATCCCCAAGGAATTCTGACCACCACCTACCTGCTGCGGCTGCCTGTGGGGTTAGCGTTTCATCACCATCTATTATGGCTAACAGACCACTTTTGCTCAAGCCTGCCCCAATGTTGTTAAGGAACTCACTTGGAATACCACCTAGCTGGCTGTACTCAGGTCTAAATGTATTAACCAACTTACTTATTTTAGCAGTTCTTCTAGACAAACTTGTAAGCTCTTCTTTCTCTGCTTTACCAAGGTTCTTATGCGCTCTACCACCAGCAGCAGTTTTGTCTTCAGTCCACGAATTAAGATCTATGGGTACGTTATCATTATCTACCCAAGTGCTTAGGTCTTCATCAAACCTAGCAGTCATTGTGTCTGTGCCGTTAGTGAAGGTTGCTGATTTGTTAACTCTATCCCTTGCCGCCGCTTGGGCTTCGCGAGTATTTTTTTCTACAGCCCTAGCTTCTCTAGTTTTTTCTAACCCTCTTGTTTGCTCAGTACCTTCTAACTCGTACTGTTGCTCCATAGCTTCGGAAGCTGCCATGGTTTGTGATAAACCTTTGCGCTCTTCTTCTAGATTTCTAACATCTCTGCGACCAGTAGACTGACCAATCATATCCCCTATAATCTGCAATGGGCTAATTTGCCCGTATGCGTCTGGTTGTAGGTTGGCTCCGCCCCGTAATTCCTGAGCGTAAGCGTATGGGTCTTCAGTTGCCTGAAAATCAGCTTGTGCCTGAGTGTTTGCACCCATGGCTTGTTGCAATTGTGAAAAGTCTACTGGCATTTTATATTACCCAAATAAGGCGGCTAGTGCCGCAATTGCGCCTATTGGCCCCAAGGCCGCTAATGCACTGCTCATAGCGCCACCACCTGCTGCTGCGCCACCTGCTGCTGTACCACCTGCTGCTGTACCTACGCCAGTGCCTGCTGCTGCGTTACTTGCTAGTGCGCTCTCTAACGCTGCTGTACCACCTGCCTCAGCACCTAATGCGCCTGCCTCAGCACCCAACGCACCTGCCTCAGCACCCAACGCACCTGCCTCAGCACCCAGCACCTCAGCGCCTAATGCTTCACCACCAATACTTGTGAGTGGGTCTCCTACGGGGGGTACACCTGAAATACCCATGTCAGGAGTTACAGGAGAAATGCCTTCCGGAATAGTACCACCAATTCCTGGAGAATTAGCTCCCGTTGCTGGGTCTAATCCGAGTGTTGAGTTAGCATCTATAGCCCCTGCTAATGGGTCTGTAGCCAAGCTAGGGTCTGTAACCAAGCTAGGGTCTGCTGGCCCCGTAGCTCCTGGATTTACAGAAGGGTCGAACTGACCAGCATCCATAATGTCCATACTTTTTTGAATACTAGGGTCGTTGGGTAGTGCATTCGTAGAGGTCGGTGTGCCGTTAAAGGTCTCACCGATGAAGTCACTAATAGGTGACTTACCCGCTGCTTTCATACCTTGGTTATATATGGTCGCACCACCTAGCATATTCATGCTACGGGCTGAGTTTTCAGCAGCCTTAGCAGCAGACTTAGCTTTTGCATCTGCAATCTCTGCTTGTAATATTCCAGGAACTTCTTCTCGCTGTGCTTTGGTGTAAGGTTGGAAAAGTGCCATTATCTTGATCCTTTATTCTGTCCCTTCCCTGATCGGAAAGGTTGGTTTATGTTTGAACGTGGAGCGGCTCCGCCGAACTTACCACCTCCAGATTTGTTAGGAAATTGACTGGCTTTTTTCTCATTAGCCAAATTCATAGGGTTAAATGCCTCATTACTTCGCGCTTGAGCTGGGGCTGCCTGTTGCACTGGGGCTGCCTGTCCAAATTTCTCAGGGAGCTGTCCGGATTGCTGAGGGATAGAACCACCACCAAATTTCTCAGGGAGCTGTCCGGATTGCTGAGGGATAGAACCACCACCAAATTTCTGAGGGAGCTGTCCGGATTGCTGAGGGGGCTGTTGAGCCATTGCAGCACCCATACTGTCTGCGTACACTCTATTGGCTGGGTCACTGTAGTTCATAGGAGCTATAGCATTACCCAACTCTTCCCTCATTACAGGGGCTGTCTCTGAGACTGGGGGAGCTGCTGCTGGAGGCGCTGCCATTATTTGGTTGATATCACCAGAGGGCGCACCTGCCTTATTAGCTGAACTATTAGCTGCGTATTGGTCAAGCATAGGCGAGCTTGATTGAGGAGCATATGACGGACCTGCATTACCTGCTAACCCAGTTCTAGAATAGTCATACCCACCATCCGCCGTTCTCATGTCTGCTTTTTGTTGTGCTCCTTTAGCATAAAGAGCTTTTTCCTTAGCAGCTTTTTCAGCAGCTTTTTTAGCTTGGGCTTCCATGGCCATTGAGTTCATGAACCCACTTTTATTTCCCATACCCATTACGAGTTCCTCAATTGATCAGACATCATTTGCTGGTTAAAAAACCCTTCGTAGGTTTGTCTTGGTGCAGAGCCTGCAACTGCTGCGGCTCCCATATCAGCTAAAGATTGTTGGTATTGCTGTGCCTGCTGTGCCTTTAACTGCTCTGCGGCTTGTTCGTCATCAGCCCTAGCCATTTTGCCAAACATACCTTTATCTCGGTAGTCTGCATCAAGGCCCATACGGGTTGGGTCTTTCATGCTTGTTTTAAGGTATTCGCCATACTCACTGGGACTACTACCTAGAGCATCACTTAGAGGGGCCATTGGGTCTAATAGTTTACTCAGCATTACTTCTCACTCCCAGAGTCTGTTTTACCACCAACACCCTGACCAGTAATTAACCCAGCAAGTGTTGAGAAGTCGTTTAATGAGTTTAGGCTGTCTTGTTCTTTCAAAGCAAAGCCACGTTTAGAGATGTACTCTTCAATTTTCTTATCTCTAAGGTCGTTGGCGGCTACATTCTGGTCAAACTGCTGTTGGTACAGTCTGTCAGACTCTGCCCCACCGCCAATAACGGCATTGTACCTTGCCTGCTCATAGGCATCATTCTTATCTTGGCCAAAACTAGCCATTGTGGAATCGTATACTTGATCTCCTGGACGTAAGCCTTTGGCGCGAAGGTTTACTTCGGTTTCTTCAGCATCACCAGCGTATCTAGAATCTAAGCGTCCAGCTTCTTTGGCATAGTAAGCATCTTCTACAGCTTGTCTGCCACCTGAATCATCAAAGTTAAAGTCTTGGTAGTCACCAAACTGCTCAAACTCTGGCTCTTGTGCCATAGAGTCATACACCCTTTGGTTCATGGCATTGGCCATTTCAGTACGGCCCTGCATTTGCTCGAACATTGGGTTGACAATGCCAGCAGCTTGTGGACTAAGGCTCTGCTCTTGAGACCAGCGGGTGACTGTAGTACCAGTAATAGGGTCTTTTTCGTAGGTTGGTGTCCATTGAACACCCCCTAAAGCATTGAACTGGTCTGGTCTATTGGCGTACATTTCACCAATAGCAGCCTCTTTACTAAGTCTGCCTTCCTCTTGTGCTGCACCTTTTACATCTGCTGCTTCACTTGATTTTTTACCCATTATGCTGCCCTGTCTTGAATTTGATAGTATTTGCAATTTTCAGGTAGTAACTCTAGTAGATGAGAGTTTACCCCTGTAGCAAAAGCATTTTTCATAACACAAAGTTCTGTGAAGCCAATGTGTTCGTTAAGTTTTAAAGCCTTTTCTTTATTACTAGGGACTAAGGCGAATATAGCATTACAATCAAGTGTGTCAAAGGCTAGGCCAGCTATTGTCTCTATAATCCCATGTCTTAAAGACATTGGTTTTTCAACAATTAAGTGACACTGCACACTTGCACCAGTGTAGTTATCAAACACCCACGCTGCAACCCTTTCTTCGCCATTTTTTACAACAATCCCTGCTGAATCCTCTACAACGAATACAGGCAGTTTTTCTTTAAACCAAATCCAATCGCTTTCATCCATCTGAGCGTACTTAGGTTTCATAATGCGTAAGTCCCTGTTATCCAACTTACATCCCACCCTATAAAAGTGGTGGCTTGGTTTGTGGTTCCTCGCATAGCTATAGCTACAGAGCGACCCATGTTATTACCGCCTGTAATGACAGTTTGGCTTGGCTCATATTGACCCTGTCCCCACAAAGCACCATCCCATGTACTGACATCCCAAGCCCCTGTGCTAAGGGCTGACTCGTCTGATGGAGAGTTGGTGGCTGTTGGCTCGCTAATGTTATAATCGTACAGAGTTACCAAAGTTACTGGCGGCATGTCCACCGATAAAAAGTCAGCCCTTACATACTGCACCCTTTTGTAAGTTGAGGGTGAGTCTAACCTACTAAAAGAGCTAAGTACTGAAAAGTCTATGTCTAGACCGTTTTGGCCAAGAGTAGGTGGTGTTATTGTAACATTATCTCTGCTTACATCCATTACGTAAACATTAGACTCAAGGGTTGTAGGGTCTGCCCCTATAAACAGTTTATTGTTCCACTCGGCAAATGCTGTCATTGGCACGTCACGCCAAAAAGACCAAGCCCCTAGTGCTAGGTTTAGTACATACTGCAAAGGCCGCTGTATCCCTCCCTCGGGCGTTTGAATTATTAAATCACCCCTACTAGCCACAAAGTCCATTTGCCAACCGTAACTGTCTGACCTTGCAGCAACATCAGCTCTTAGCAGCTTAGTTATTCTAAAACTCAGGCTCATTGGGTTGTTGTTTGAATCACCCAAATCCACACCTTTTAATATGTCTGACATAGAGATAACGCCGAAAGAGCTAAGTAGGTAAAGCTCTCCTGCGTACTCACTGGCAAATCTGCCTCCTTTGGGAGGTTTGCCTATGTAGTAGCTACCGACATTCTGCCAATCATCTTGGCTTGGGTCTATACCTCTGTAAGGTATTAAGTCCCCGCCTGCACCAACCGCAACTAAATAATCGTCTACCCCTGCGCCACCATCTACAGTCCAGTTAAATAACCCAACCAACTGGCCACCATACTTAAACTTAGAGCCAAAATAGAATACTGTGGTGGCTCCACTAATTGCCCCTATACCTAAGTAATGAGAGTATGTCTGGTTTTGTTCAACAAGCCATATCCGCTGTTTATGTACAACTACAAAGTTTATTAAGTTTGCGTTGACGGCAGGGCCACTTACTGGAGAGGTTAAGTTTGGCCTAATCCATAAAGGGGTTGATGGTACTGACAGATTTCGCTCAAATAGACCATTCTTACTATCGGCATAGAGCATATACTCATCGCCATTATCAGCTGTAAAAGCTGTGAATGTGCCAAACCCTGCATCGGCACTTACATCTGTCCAGTCGTCTAAAGGAGTTCCTGTTTGGTTTGGTTGTAATTCCTGCACTGGTGCGCTGTTGTAGGTACTGACATCCCAAATTCCTTCGTTAGTCACCGCCCATAGTCTGTTATTACCTGCGGTGGTGAATGGAATAAGTGTACCAATGGCCAACTCTGATGTTTGCTCTACATCCAAAGCCCATTCTCTATATCCAGGACGAACAGCTACACCTCCCTCTTCTACAGTCAGGTTATAACTGTAAATACAAAACTCACCCGTCATATTGGGTAGTGGGGTCTTCGCATCCACGCCACCCACTGGCGCAGGTAGTGTGAGTACTTGGACACTTGCTTCTTGGCCTCTTTTAATGCCAGCCATAGTTGGTCTAATTGCCATAACCAGTATCTCTCACATTATAACGACTGTTAAGGTAAGGGAAGCCACGTTGACTACGGCCAGCATTAAGTATTCTGCCACCACCGCCATCGGCAGGCTGCACTAATCCAAACATCATATTGACATCGTCTTGGGCTTTTGTGCTGTCAAAGCCTTTTGCTTCTAACCACTTAACCTTTAAGTAACGAGAAACTAATGTTTTGTCAAATAGGATTATATCAGCCCCGTTAAGGATGATAGCTGTTTTAACGTCTGGGGTTGTGGGGTCTTGCACAAAGGTATTAGCTCTGTACTCAAAATCTAGGACTAAGCCAGCAGGTGGTGGTTGAGGGAATACACTAAACTTGCCATCTTGTAAACGGAAGTTGGCATAGATACTTTGGCAGACTAGGTCACGACCTTTTAAGTAAGCCCATTCTTGTGGACTTAATGGCCCCATCAGAGGAGTGTTGTTACTTAACTCCCACCCTGTCTGCTGAATCATTGTCAGGTAGTCACTTGGTAAGTCGTATAGACCTGTGTCACCTACCTGTGTAGTTATGCTGTGAGATCTGTTTAAATGCTCCCATTCACCCAACCAGCAAAGCTCTTCCCCAACTAATTGAAGAAGGACTCGCATTTGTACAAACTGTGCTTCGTTACTAGCCCATGGGTCATTGGCTGGGGTTAGCCCAACCTCCGCAGCCACAGTATTTAATAATGTATTCGCTGTTCCTGCGGTGGTTACTGGCATTAAGACTACCCTTCTTTAGGTTCTGGCCACTCGGCTTTAGCTTTGGCTTTTGCCTTAGCTTTTGGTTTTGAGTTTACTATCAACTCTTCTATCTGGGCTTGCATTTTAGCAATGGTTTCATCACGCTGAGCTAACTCAGTCTGTAACTTGCCAGCGGTTACATCTTTCTTTGTGCGCTCTAACCATTGTTTTGCATCTTGCTTTAGTTGGTAGCCACTCATGAGTTTACCTGCATGGGTGTCTGACATACCAGCTAACTGCTCAACAGTCTTAATGTTTAAAAAGCTCAATTCTTCGGCCATGCTTCTTGTAATCATAGGCCATTCTTTTAGTGGAGTACCTTCTAGCGGTTCTTCCACTCGGTTTTTGAACCTAGCATAGTGCTCTGGGAAACGGTCTAAATCGCCAGCATGAGCTACTCGTACTGTAGCTTCCCTACTTCCAGGAATTGTTATACTAATATATAACCGATCTTTATATACGGCACGTTGTTGCTCTGTTGACTTCTCTTTGTCTATCATAGGTTTAAAAAAGAACTTAACCAGTAAAACTTTATCGGCTTCGTTCTGTGTACCTTCATTAAACAATGTATGGTCTACATCTCTTATGTCTTGCATCTTAACTTCCTTCTAGTAGGTTGGTGTGTAGCTTATGGCGCTACTTATTCTATAATAACTTTAAATTGACGTGACTACAATAGATCTTTTATCTTGGGGAAATGTTTAGCATAGCCTTCTAAGTTGCCAACTCTTTCAGCTAGTATAACTATAGCTTCTAGTGCTTGTTGGTGGTGCTCCTCACACTTATCCAACTTATCTTCTGTGTGCTTTATTCTACTGGCTAAGGTGACTTGGTTACTCTTCCAAAGCATAACCATGCCCGCCGCCATCGCAACTACTATAGAGGTAGAAAGCCCCACAACATCCACAACTTCCATTTTTAGCGTTCACTGTTCTTTGCTTCGCGGATGTTTTGACCGACTACTTTTAAAATCATAGAAAGTCCAGGAATTACTTTTTGTACCTTGATTGGAATCCATGCAGCTAGTACCGCACCTGTTCCCATAGTGCTAAGAATTGCTAAAGCTAGGTCTAGGTAATTCATTACTTTACTCCTTGGTGCTCAAAACTGTAATGGTTGCCGTCATTGAAGCGACCACCCCAGCGAGCTAGTGGGTGTAGTGATTCCCAGTATACACCAAACTTTTCATGGTCTGTTGTATCTGTTAAGAAAACACCATCTAAAAATAAGTTTAAATCTTGGGCTAACCCTGACAGATGGCAGGAGTTTTTATGTCCACCATCTGCAGCGTTGGCTTTTTCAGAAACTCGACCTCTGCCCTGCGTAACTTCATACCCACAACTGTAAATGTAGATATAAAGCAACCCAAGGCAGCGGTTAAATTCTCTTTGCTTATCACCGAGGCGCATTAGGCGTCAGTCGTACCCCATAACCACACACCTGATGCGACTGTGCCGCCTGTGCGGTTAAAGTAACCTGATGTACCAATTTCCGCATCTGCGGCGGTTGAGCCAGTTGTTACATTTAGCCCAGTGGTTGCTGTGAATCCAGGAGTTAAGTAGTCAGCTTCTGTCAAGCTAGGCAAATCTGCCGTTTCTTGTCCAGATACCACACTATCACCACCCCATCCTAGGTTAGAGCTTTTTTGAGGGCCAGTAGCCACCAAAGAAAACTCATCAGCTGTGATTCCAGCTTGCAATGTACCGATACCCATTCCAGGAGCGCAGCTACCTGCGTTCATCCCAGAACTTGTACCTTCTACACTAGCGTCAGCTACAGCAGGGTTGTTTAGAGCGAATGCTAAATTTGTAGCAGTCATAATAATCTCCGTTAGAGTTAGTAAAAAAGGGGGTTTTTACACCCCCCAAGCTACTAGAACTTATGCACCATTAGCGTCAAAGCGGCCTTGGAACTGACGACCACTACAAGTTAAGTTACCAGCCCAAGCCATGATTTGCAC